TGAGCCTGTTTCTGAGCCTGTTTCTGTTTCTGTTTCTGAGCCTGTTCCTGAGCCTGTTCCTGAGCCTGTTTCTGTTTCAGAGCCTGTTTCTGTTTCAGAGCCTGTTTCTGTTTCAGAGCCTGTTTCAGAGCCTGTTTCAGAGCCTGTTTCTGAGCCTGTTTCTGAGCCTGTTTCTGAGCCTGTTTCTGAGCCTGTTTCTGTTCCTGAGCCAGTTTCTATTCCTGAGTCAGTTTCTCTTCCTGAGTCCGTTCCTGAACCCGTTCAAGAGCCTCAGCATGTTTCTCTTCCTGAGTCCGTTTCGGATACTTTAGTTGAAAGACAACAAGAAACGCTAGAAAATATTGACAAATCGAATACAAATAATGCACGCAAAAAGAAGAATGGTCGTAAGAATTAAATATACATCAATTCGACCCCTTCGACTATGTCTACGGAGTTCTGAATAATTATGAAATTATATATCGTATGATATATATATTTATAGAAATGTCGTATTTCCAAAAAATTAGTAATGGTGCAACATATATTGGAAATCGCATGGGGGGATACTGTCGGTAGTGCGGCCAGATTAACATCTAAAATAACAAGTAGTGAATATACGGAAGCTACTTATGATAAACTTTTCAAAACAGCATTATGTGCAGTCGGAGAATATCAAAAATTTGTATTTATGGTAAAATATAAATTTAGTATAGATTTGAAAACTGCAGATAATGATGAGATTGTTAAAAAACAAAACAGTGATAATAAAATTAAAATATATATGGATAAATGGATAAATCCCCTTATAACTCTATATTACATTATAAATGATATTATACAAAATAAAATGGCTGACCGGTTAAAATATTTGGAAGCGAAAAAAAATCAATTATCCGACGATAGACCAGATGCTATTGCCAAAAATAACGAAAAAATAGATGAATTGGAAGGAACAAAATTATATCTTAAAACGATCAAAGATGAAATAAACAAAATGTTAGAAATAATAAAACCAGGTGCGATAGAAAATAATAAAAAAATGGAAGAAAGGATGAATAGCAGTTCAGCGAATGACATTTTAAATGCATTAGGTTCTATTTTTCTATTGTTAACTATTGGTGGTAAAAAATCATCAACAAAAAGAAAATACAATAAAAATACTTCGGTCCATAGACGTAGTAATGGTCGAACGAGATCGATTAAACACCGAAGACGTTAACCACGTTTGGCTACCGATGTCTTATGATATTATGGTCTTATGGTCTTATGGTCTTATGGTCTTATGGTCTTATGGTCTTATGGTCTTATGGTCTTATGGTCAATGAGTTAAATTTATTTAATTATACATAATTAAATTAATATATATTTATTATTGTCGCTATTTTCAGCTGCAAAATAGTCGGTTCATTACTTCGGCTTCCATATTGCGTTCCGATTTTTGAAACAATTGAGATAAAATATCGTCATCGCGAAACCGGATCGTATATTCCTGCTGCATTTGATTGCGCCCGATGCGTCCCATTGCCTGAATGGTTTTCTGCTGCGTCATATGCGTCAAATCTTTCCCAATAAATCCGTGGCAAAACTGGTAGTTCGTTCCGTACACATAATCAGACGACGCCAAAATCAAGAATAATTTTTGATCATTCGCGAGTTGTTTCATAATTTCCATATACTGGGGGTTTGGTTTTTCGACAAACATCCCAATACCCAATAACAAGAGAAGTTTCATCTGATCATTTACGTCGGTCGCCATAATACCGCGGATACTCTCTTCGTCGACACACGAGATAAACGCATTTGGTACTGGTTTGTCGACCCATATACTCTGATGTTGGACAGTATTCGGTATATAAGCAGAATCGAGCACGATTGTTTTGATTTGGTTGCGCAATGCATCAATTTGCGCTATCAAAGTCTTGATTTCGGGGGACAATGTCTCTTTTTCCAATTGTTTGTCATTTTTTTTGTCTTTTTCCGAATCACCTGAAGTTGCGTCTTCCAGTGATTTTTCAAATATATTCATTTTTTGCTGGATCGCACTATTGTTTGCGATTTTATTGATAACGGATTCGAACACTTTGGCTGGTATATTCGTTTGTTGCACGTAAAATCGGCCGACCTTTTCGACATCTTCTGTCAAGAATATTGTCGGGCCATCGGTTAAGGTATGTGCATCTTTTGTGGTTAGTAAAATGCCAGCGCCAGCACTAGCAGTAGCACCTGCACCTGCACTTGTACCAGTACCAGCACTCAGTTTAGGAGTCGAAGGAGTTTGGACATTCGCAATACTTTGTGTTCGAGACAATGGTTGCGATGCAAGATTATTATTGGTGAATATATTAGTTTGGAGCGAACCTGAACAGTTAGGTGTAGGTGAGCGACCTAACTCCGCCGACGTAGTCGAAGGAGTTTGCGAATACGCAGACGACATACTTTTCGTTTTGGAAATTATTTTATTATCAAATTTCGGGGTTTGAGTTTGGGTTAATATATCAAATATTTCGGGCCATTGGGCAGATTCAATTCGTCCCAACAGTTTCAAATAATACAATTTGATATTATTCATCGTTATATCCATAATTCCACCTTCAAAATATACATCCGCCATATAGGCGGGATTATTGATACAATTTTCACGAGTATGTACAAGTTCAATAAAACGAACAATTTCGGACAAATCAAAATAACGCAACAACGTTTTATTATCTTCGCAATGTTTCGCGCATTTTGCCAAATCATTCGGATCGCGAAACAGCAAATGCGGCAACACCGAGAACCCGGTTTTATTCAGAACCGAAATGGATTTTTTACAATCATAACTGATGATAGAATGCATCTCTCCGCCAAATTTTGCGCGAAAATCGGAAATAGTATCTACGAGTTCTTCCTCCGTTGGCAATGTTGCACACGAAAGAACCATTTTGGAAATTTTATTTTCGACCCAATTTCGGTGAATCGCAGAATGCAAAGGATGATTTTCATAATCCATCGTAATGGTAGGTTCGTCCCAGTATGTAATAATATCCGCATCCGGGGCAATAGGCTCCCCCGTATAATGATCGGTAGCCGGACTAAATGCCAACATATAGTACATCGCGGTCAAATAGGATTGTACGTCGCAAATAATGATTTCGACTTTGTCGCCGGCGCTGTTGTCCACTTTACCGATTCCGCCGGTGCGTTTATTGCGAGTGTATACCGATGCCGCGAAATAATGAAGCCGGATATCCGAGGCCGTCTCGCACCCGAATGCAAAGGCTATACGTTTTCCCACTGAAATCGCCGATTTCGCCAAAGCCAAGCCAACGTGTCTCGCCCCGCAAACAAATATAACGCGATGTGCGGACGCAAGCCCAATTGGGCTTAGTGTTTTACCGGTGCCGGTGGGGGCAATATAGAGGACCAATTTCGCCGTCGCAGGATCTGTCCGGAAAATACTAAACAGTTCTTTTTGATGATTGAATAGCGTCATATCTTCGAATTTTAATAGATAGGGATTTTTCTCGATAAAGGCGTGAGATTGGCGCAAAATATCGAAAATTTGCATTTCGCCCTTGGCGTGGTGAATGACTTTATTTACAAATGACATAACGTGCGCATTCAAATGCGAAATAGATGATTTTTGGAATTGTATTAGAGTATATAAATAAAACGCGTATTTATTGGTGCCGTCGTGCAGCGATTTTAAAATATTTCGGCAGAAATCGATGAGCATATATTCGAAAATGGATTCGCGATTATGGTCCACTTTACTGTCCATACTTTTGATTCGAATCAGGTCGCGCCCTTTGAGCATATGTTGTTTGCCGTGTTTTTTTTTATTGTGTTCCGTTTCCATTGTTGCTTCCGGAAAATATTTAGACGTCATTTCATCAACGTCTTTTTCAAAATATTGTTTGTATAATTGCATTTCCATGTTTTCGGAATATTCCATTTTCATCGATGTCAATATTGATTTAGTATTATTACGCCGCAAATTTACATTTGCATATCCGTCGACAATCAGCTGCAGGATTTGCTTTTCCGAGTCGGAGACCGGAATTTCCGTATTTGTCCATTCCGCCTTTGTCAATTTACGCTGAGATAGATCCATTCTTGGATCGTTTTTGGTGTTTGATAGATTGATTATAATATTTATTTGGGTGTATATTTATGTTCATTGCATAATAAAATAATTTAAATCAATTTTATTGTGTTATGAACATAAATACTATTTAATGTGTTTTATAAAAACATTAAAATACATTAAATATAAAAATACATAAAAATACATAAAAATACATAAAAATACATAAAAAATGGAAATATTCGGAAATTGGTTTGATTCAACTATTAAAAAGGTAAATTTCGAAGACATTATTCAGGCTATAAAAAAGCCCGAAAAATATTTGATCATTAATACATTACCCATTCCGGAACAAGATTGTTTGATAAAAAATACGATATATTATGATACAGAAGAAAAAATAATCAATGATTTGTTATCGAGTTATGAGATAAATGGTAAACGGATACTTATTTATGGTAAAAATTCGAGCGATTCTACCTCTGAAAAGAAATATCGACAATTGCGTTCATTGGGGTTTAGCGAAGTTTATGTATATGTAGGCGGTTTGTTCGAATGGTTGTTATTGCAAGATATTTATGGTGCGGCAGAATTTCCGACGACGAAAAAAACGGCGGATTTATTGAAATATAAACCCGTTTCGAGTTTTTAAACTAACTAAACAATAAACAACAAACACAAACAAAATTAATTTCTATTGATTATTATATATTTATTTTATATACTGTAAAATGGCAGGAGAAAAAAAAAGTTGGATGGAAACTCTTCAAGCGGTTTACAAAGCTGGTTTAGCAAAAAATAAAAATTATAAATATAGTCAGGCGATGAAAGATGCGAAAAACGTTTACAAGAAACAAGGAAAAGGCAAACAAAAAGGGGGTTTTTTCGGACTATTCGGTAGCGGTGATAAAGAAAAGGGTGAAGACAAGGGTGAAGAAAAGGATGAAGAAAAGGGTGAAGAAAAGGAAAAAGAAAAAGGTGGAGCTACCTCTATTTCTGAAGCTACTCCTACTTCTGAAATCGATGAACTAAAAAAAGCGAATACCGTACTTAAAGGAGAATTGGATAAATGTAAATCCGAATTGTTGGCGTGCAGACCATCTCAATCCGGATCCGAACCCATGTCCTCGGAAGGCGGTGGTTCTAGAAAAGGACGTTCCGGTAAATCTAAAAAGATGAAGCGAGGGGGTCGCAAAAACGGAACAAAAAAACGATAAATCCTTAAAAAATTTCAACTATACCAATCGAGTTGAAACTTTTAAACTCCTTCAGCTACCGCTTTCGGAATTTACACAGAAAACTTCGACTAACTTCGCTTCGTCTACGCTTTCTTCCACAAAAAAATAAAAAATTGATTTTAATTATTTGTGTTATCGAAAGGGTATCAAATATCTTATCATCAATATATAAAAAATGTCCGCATTTTCATTACCTTCACCAAAATCTCGCCCCTTTATTGTATCTTTAGAAGGAAATATCGGCGCTGGAAAATCCACCATAATGGAAAATTTGAATGCACTATATGAAGCTAGTTGCGAAAAAGGGTGGATTTTTATGCGCGAACCGGTCGATATGTGGGGTGAAATCAAGGACGCGGATGGCGCGACGATTCTGGCGAAATTCTATGAAAATCCGGCGAAATATGCGTTTTCGTTTCAAATAATGGCATATGCTACGCGTTTGTCTCTATTGCGTCAAACGATCCGCGATAATCCGGATTGCAACGTAATTATTTGCGAACGTTCACTGGAGGCCGATAAACATATTTTCGCCAAAATGTTGCACCACGATGGATTGATCGAGGATGTAATGTATCAGATTTACGAACGATTCTTCGGAGAATATGCCGAGGAATTTAAATTGGATGCGGCGGTCTACATTGACGCAGACGCCGAGGTTTGTTTCCAGCGCGTAGCCAAACGTTCGCGCGATGGGGAAAATAATATTTCGCTGGATTATTTGCAGAAATGTAGGGAATATCATACACAATGGTTGCTTCCTGATACGGATGGCCAAGGTTTTGGAGCGAGCCGGCTACCGAAGGTAAGCGTAGGTGAAGCGAAGCGAGTCGAATATTTCCGTTTAAACTCTGTAGGCACCGAAGGGATCCGAAGGAGTTTGCCGGTATTGCATTTGAGTGCGAGTGAAAATGTGGATTTCGATCGTACGAATCGGGATGATAAGGGGAACTTTTGGCTGGATCAGATTTCATTGTTTATTATGAAAGAAAATAAAAAACGAAACGCAAAATGTGAAAAACAAAATAATAATAATAGTGTGATGGATATAATGTTATATGCGTAAAGTCATCAGACTAGCTTCATTACTGCTCCGGCTCGCTCCACCCCCCAATTAGAGGTTAAATAAATCAGAAGAATACTATCTTCTGATTTATGCGATTATTTGGAACGTTGGTGTAGGTTAGCTTCCTGCGGTGATGAACTCCGGAACTTTAGTGAAGGAGTTTGATATGTTTTCTAGAACGACCTCTGTGTTTTTTTTGGCGATGAGTTTTGCTTCGACGAGTTTTGCTTCGATTATTACCGCCGGAACTGGTGGTGGCAGGAATCAATATTTTTGCAATATCATTTCCTTGTATTGTCTTTTTAATGTCTTTATCACCTCTAATAATAAGGGTTTCGAATTTAGGCGCGTATTCGTTACCATTTATTCCAATAGTACCTTCTATAGTAAATTTTGTAGGGGTAAATTTAATAGTAGTGTCATCAGATACTATTTGATCAGGTACAAGCACTGGTTGAAGTTTTTTTTCTGGTCCAGGTGGTAAAAATGTCGAAGAGGTTTTTACCAGATTTGGTTTGGGTGTAAATAAATTAGACCAACTCATTTTTATAATTATAATGTATATATTATAAGTAAATATATTATAACTAAACTCCTTCAAATTCCTTCAAATCCCTTCGATATGTGTCGCACATCTCTTGAGTTCATTCGCTCTCCTCCGCTACCTTCGGTAATCCGGTTCGCTCCAACTATGTTTTCGGAGTTTACACAAAAAACTTCGATCATTCTTTGTGCTTCGCTTCAAACTCCTTCGATATGCGTCGCACATCTCCGGAGTTCATCACCGCAGGAAGCTCTCCTCCGCTACCTTCGGTAATCCGGTTCGCTTCATCTCCATTTTCCTCTAAACAATTAAAAATATGAAAACTCCTTTATTCATAAATGCAATCAAAATCCAAAGGAACTTCGTTTTGTGAAATAACCACTTTTGTCGCATCGCGATCCATCCGCGAAATCCAAAACACATATTCGTTCGCGCGTTCCGCCATTCCGATACAAAATTCCACCCCAATATTTTCAAAATAAAACGGCGTAGAATATTTCAACGGTTTGAGTGTTCCTTTTTCCAATAAAACGAGCATATGATAATAATGTCGAGGTGCGCCTTCCTCGCTAAAATGAACGAGTCCAATCAGCGTATTGGGATTCGTTTTCGATTCGGTAAAAATGGTCGAACCACGAATACGATTAAACCACGGTGAAATGGTGTTATAAGTCCGGACAATTTCCAATTGATTCTTATCATTTATTTTACCGATTTCCATTGGCGACCATTTATAAATAAACAATTCTTCTTCTACAACGCCTAGCGGATCCGACTCGCTCTCTACACCTTCATCGCTATTTCCATAACCAGTAATAGGAATCCAGTTCTTTTCGCACCAACTGTCCGGGTTCGGAGGGATAATCAAACGGCAATCAGAATATCTCGCAGTATCGGGACAATAGTCGCCAATTATCATTCGATTTCGACCACTGGGTGAATAATTAATATTTGTTGCAATAAATTTCATTTTACCACCAAATTCGTATAATCGAAGATCTTCTAGACCTACCGATGTCATTTTACCGTCATTCGGTGTAAAAGATTCCAGGTTTACAGTGGTTTCATCCATTTCCAAATGAGATATTGGCATAAAACCCTCAGCCGTGTTTTCCTCTAAATGCGTCAAAATATTTTTATTTTTGATTGTATGTGAACCGTCCGAAAACAAATAATAACATCTATCATTCAGCCAATAATTAACAAATCGCGTATTGAGCAAATGTTTACCTTGATAAAACAAATAACTCGCCGATGTTGGTTGAAAGTGTTCAATGGGTGGGTACTCCATTTTTATCATTTGTTTATTTTCCATTTTCTTGGCAAAAAAATCAGTAGATATGCATAACTGACTATCGTTATGATCTGCACAATACCATGTGGGTTTCCATTCAGGACATACATATTCTAACCACGCCCAAAAATTTACTTCCCATAACAATTTCCCGGTTTCTTTCAAAAATCGGTCAAAATGAGCGCGATGCAAATGACACATTTCTAATACCGAATCTTTATCACCTATGAAAAACCCTCCGCAAAACCGCCAATGAATATTATCTAAATGGTGTTGGTGTCGTTCTGCGTTCCATTTCCCCCAACAACCTGGAATCGTAAAAAACTTATCAACAAACGAGCATTTAGAATAAAAATGCAAGTATTCCATCGAACGAGAAACATGGTGAAAATTATAAGTAAAACTAAAATCGATCCACGCAAAATGGGTGGAGGACCAAGGGTTTCTTTCAATTGTATCTTTGACAAAATCAACTTTATTATTAATACACTTTAAATACGCTTCCGAATCCTTGATAGAGTTGCGAACTATTGGTAATGTGAAGGTATTTTCGGCGCAAACTTTGGATACCCATGTATCCTCCAAATTAATAATATCCATTATTTTAACATTTGGATATTCATTTGCAATTTTATTCAATTCGAATTCGCAATCAGATGTTGTGTAAACACATAATTGAATACCGGTTTTTACAATATCTAAAAATTTAGATATTCTCCAATCGAGTGTGCGTTTATCAAATGGTTTATCACCGCTAACATTTAAATAGGCAGATACGTATGTTGTTGTCAATCGATTATCAACAAAATTGGACATTTTGTATATTTCGTAAAATATTTTTATGTGGTTTAAATAATATAATATATATATTATAACGATTTTTAACCGATATTTTGAATGAAAAACCAATATAGGCCCGTATTTATACTTATTGCCTTTATCGTATTATTATTTTGTCTGTATTTTTTTAACCGTTCTTTTTCCGAAGGATTTGATAAAAAAACTGAAATCGGAATAGTATCGATGATTCGGAAACCCAAAAACATAGAAATTTGGCTGCAATTGCATCGAACATTAGGAATAAAACAATTTTATATTCGCTTGGAAGATACTCCTGAAAAAGAGGACTTTTTGAAACGACAACAAGATGTATTCTTAGAAATCGGCAAATCGAGTGGTAAAAATGAATACAATGAAACGCAATCCCGAGAAACTATATTTGTTGACAGTGTGATAAAAATGGCGCTTGATAATAAAATGGACAAAAACCAAGAAAATAATTCAGAAACAAATTCAGAAACAAATAATGATAAAAAAACAGAAAATAAAATAGATTGGCTGATCCATATTAATGCCGACGAAGTTCTGGAAGGCGATTTAGATGAAATACGCCAATTGCCGGATAACGTTCGTACATTTTGGATGCAAAATACAGAGGCAATGTATATCGATATTCCAACTGCTCAGACCAGCTGTTTTAATGCAGCGAAATTCGTAGATTGTAGCGAAAGTGATTCGAATTGTGTTGGTTATGTAAATGGTAAAGGCGGTTGTCGAATTGGCCCAGATGTAGCATCAAATGGACCTCATCGATTTAAAAGTAGTATTGTTTCAAATAACCAAACCCAAGATAATGAAACAGAAATAAATTTGAGAAAAGATCAGATGGTGGTGAAACATTACGAAGGTTGCGATTTTGACGCATACAAAACAAAATTTGGACAATTAGCCAAAGAAACCAAATTTGACGAAAATAAAAAAACTCCTTCTGCTTATTACAATGATTCCATTGCTGCTGCAAAAACGGGGGATGAAACTGAATTGGAAAAGGTATATCGAAAATATAGAATATCAGAAGAATAGCGTAAAATTGATTCTCTTTTTTACAAATACTTTTTCATTACAAACAAATTATCAACACAAATTATCAACATATAAAATGACAACAACAGTATCCCGCCGCAACCACGTGCGCCGAGTTATGATTTTCGACGTCGAAACGACCGGTCTTATTCCGAAGAAAGTGAAAGGGCAACCGCCACCATCTCTCGTATCATTGCCCCATATTTTGCAGCTGAGTTTCGTCATTTTCGACACAAAAACCTGGCGTCCCGTAAAATCGTTCGATACCTATATTCGAGTAGAACCCGAAATTGTCATATCACCATTTATCAGTGAACTAACTGGAATTACCCGCGAAAAATGCGACAGTCAAGGCGTCCCCATCGTCCACGCGCTCTCCGAATTTTATCGCGAATTTATGCAATGCGACTGTTTCGTCGCGCATAATCTGGAATTCGACAAAGAAATGATTCAGATCGAAATGCGTCGCAATTCCACACAATTGGTCAAAAACTGCCCGTATGTAAATCTAGTATTCAATGCTATGTATGAAAAAATGCATAACATTGAAACATTTTGCACAATGCGCGTTGGGCGCAATATTTGCAAAATCCCATTTGGAGCGAGCCGGCTACCGAAGGTAAGCGTAGGTGAGCGACCTAACTCCGAAACTTTAGTGAAGGAGTTTAAAACACAATCAACAAATGCATCACAAAGTCCTACACCCAACGGTTCCGGCTCGCTCCAACCCGTCAGTACAAAATGGAAAAGTCCGAAATTGAGCGAATTATACGAATTCTTATTCGGCGAAGTACCCAAAAACCTACACAATTCACTCGTTGATACATACGTATGTTTGCGATGTTTCGTCAAGTTGCGATTCCGATTCGACATAGGAAAACACATTGGTTTCGGTCAAACTCATTCGACTACGTCTAACGGCTCCGGCTCGTTCCAACACGCGTTCAAATTCATCAAAATGAAATTAACAGATGCTCAAGCCGAACACATCTCGCATATTTCGTCTTCTTCATCGCCCCCCGTACTTCCAGCCCCCCTTTCCGGTTCAATCGTGAACTGCTGAGCTTGATGCCGCCCACGGCGACGCAAATAATATATTCCGGTTTTCAATCCTTTATTCCACGAGTAAAAATGCATAGACGTAAGTGTCGAATATGTCGGGTCTTCCATCCATAAATTCAAACTTTGGCTTTGGCAAACATAGATTCCGCGATCCGCTGCCATATCAATCAAATGTCGCATCGGTATTTCCCATACAGTCTTGTATTTTTCTCGTATTGACGCCGGAATGAGTTCGATTTGTTGAATACTTCCATTGTTCGCAATAATATTGTTTTTTATTTTGTCGTTCCACAAATCTAACTTGATCAAGTCATTCATCAAATATTTGTTGGCCAAAATAAATTCACCCGCCATCGTTCGTCGGCTGTAAATATTACTCGTAATCGGTTCAATGCATTCGTTGAATCCGAGGATCTGCGAGGTAGATGCAGTGGGCATCGGTGCCAAAAGCAGCGAATTGCGCAAACCGTGCTTGCAAATGCGCGCTTTCAGTTCCGTCCAATCATACCGATCATTCGATTGTGCAGTATTCCATAAATCGAATTGAAGATTACCTTCCGATGCAGGAGACCCGGCGAATGATTCGTATGAACCGTGCAATCGCGCCAATTCGCACGACTCTTCTAGAGCCCCGTGATAAATTGTCTCGAAAATATGTCGATTTATCAGTTTGGCTTCATCGGATGCAAATGGCAAATTCATTATCATAAACACATCGGCCAATCCTTGAACGCCGATACCAATCGGTCGATTGCGCATATTGCTGCGTTTTGTTTTCTCGGTCGGATAAAAATTGACGTCGATGATTTTATTCAGATTGCGGGTTACGATGCGAGCGACATCGTGTAATTTCGCATAATCGAACTCCTTCGATATGCGGTGCACATCTCCGGAGTTCAGTCGCTCTCCTCCGCTGACGCTCCGGCTCGCTCCAAACTCCTTCACTGATGTTTCGGAATTCGCTATAATATACGTCGGTAAAGCCAAACTCGCCAAATTACAAACGGAGCTTTCTTTGTCGTCGGAATATTGAATAATTTCACTGCATAAATTCGAGGATTTAATGGTGCCCAAATTTTTCTGGTTCGATTTACGATTGGCAGCGTCTTTAAATAATAAATAGGGCGTGCCCGTTTCCATTTGTGCATCCAAAATTTGAAACCATAGATGTCGCGCCTTGACCGTATTGCGCCCTTTGCCTTCGCGTTCGTACCGCGTATACAATTCGACAAATTCTTCGCCGTAAACATCGGACAAATTCGGGCATTCGTCGGGGCACATGAGAGTCCATTGGCCGTCTGCCTTGACTCGTTCCATAAATAGATCGGGAATCCATAATGCATAAAATAAATCGCGCGCCTTGAGCTCTTCGTCGCCGTGGTTTTTGCGCATTTGTAGAAAATTTTCGACATCGGCGTGCCAAGGTTCCAAATAAATCGCGAAACTGCCCGCTCGTTTTCCCCCTTGATTTACGTATTTGGCAGTATTGTTGTATACTCGCAACATTGGTACAATTCCGGTAGAAGACCCGTTCGTTCCGCGGATATGACTGCCCGCTGCTCGAACATTGTGAATGTGCAGGCCGATACCGCCCGCCCATTTCGAAATCATTGCGCAATCTTTGAGCGTGTTGTAAATCCCATCCAAACTGTCATTTTCCATTGCCAACAAAAAACAGGAACTGAGTTGCGGGTGCGGGGTACCGGCATTGAATAATGTGGGAGTCGCGTGTGTCATATATTTTTTGGACATACAATCGTATGTTTCTACGACACGATCGAGATCTTGACCGTGGATACCGATGGCGACACGGAGCCACATATGCTGGGGTCGTTCGACGGTTATTTTGTCGATTTTCATCAAATAAGCCCGTTCGAGAGTTTTGAAGCCGAAGAAATCGATGAGAAAATCGCGCGAGTAGTCGCAAATGGCGTCGAGCCGTTCTGAATGGGCTAGAACACATTCGTGTAATTCGTGGGATACAAGGGGCGAATGTTTGTCGTGTTTGTCCCTGTAATTATATAGCTGGTTCATAACTTCGCAAAACGACGACGACGTATTTTTCTGGTGATTTGATACGATGATGCGGCCGGCCAGCGTATTGTAGTCGGGATGAGTTGATGCGAGAGATGCACATTGATCGGCGGATAATTCGTCGATTTGGGTAGTAGATATGCAGTCGTATAGTTGATCGATTACTTTCATAACGAGAGTTGTATAATTGATTTTAATGGGATCCGTTCCGTATATCGGATCCGTTCCTTGAATTTTGATTCGTTGGAGGATTTTATCGAATGATATAATTTCGCGCCCGCCTCCGCGTTTATTCACATACATTTCATTGTTATCGGGTGCAATTGTTTTAGAGCGAGTGGACGTAGGGGATTGAAGGAAGGTAGACATTTTACTGAAGGTATTTATATATAGAAAAAAATATCTATATCTTTTTTCTATATAACATTTTCATTATTTTGTTTTTTATTGTTGTTTTGAGGAAAACGGACATATTATACAATTAGATGAACGGATCGAACTCACCACCGCAGGAAGCTCACCTCCGCTACCTACGGTAATCCGGTTCGCTCCAAATCTTTCCGTTTAAACTCATATGTTATTTTTTGTTTGTTTTCTGTTTTCTGTTTTGTCTTTTTGTTTGTTTTATTTTTTTGTTTGTCTTTTTGCTTGTCTTCTTTTTTTGCATGATTGTCTTTTTGCATGATTGTCTTTTTGCATGATTGTCTTTTTGCTGGATTGTCTGCGTCTTTACTTTATTTGTTAATTTTCTTCCTCCATTTTTTCTCATTTCCGATAGTAGTAGTGGTGGCGGTTCGTATAGTTGTTGTTGTTGTAGTGGTTTATATAGTTGTTGTTGTTGTTGTAGTTGGTTATGTAGTAGTGGTGGCTGTTCGTATAGTAGTGGTGGTAGTGATTCGTCTAGTAGTGGTGGTAGTGATTCGTCTTCCTCCACCTGCTCCTCCACCTGCTCCTCCTCCTGCGTTTTTTTCGGACGAAGATTAAATAAAAAAAATGTTGTAAAACAGACTATAAAATATGGTAACATGTTTTTGCTATAATCCTTAATCTCGAGCTCTTGTGTAATTGCGTATTTGTTTGCATTATTTCGTAATGGGTTCTCAGCAAAACGACCAATTTTTAGTGGTGCTTCTAATTGTTGTTTTTGTGCTAATTGTTCTAATTGTGCTAATTGTTTTGCTTTTAATTGTTGTTTTTCTGCTTGTTGTTTTTTTTGTTGTTCTGCTAATTGTTCTTCTGCTAATTGTTTTGCTTCTAATCGTTGTTTTTCTATTTCCATGAGTCTTGCTTGAACCTGACCCTTTGATAAATTTAATGTTGGTATTGGTTGAACCTGTTTTAGTTTTGGTCCATTCATTATCTTATTTACCATTATATTTGCGTTTTTAAGTTGTTGTTTTTGTTCGGCCAATTCTTGCTGTTTTGCCAATTGTTGTTCGGCTAATTCTTGCTGTTTTGCCAATTGTTGTTCGGCTAATTGCTCTGCTTCTAGTTTTTGCTGTTCTGCTAGTTTTTGTTGTTCGGCTTCTAGTTTTTGTTGCTCTGTTTCTAGTTTTTGTTGTTCGGCTAATTGCTCTGCTAGTTTTTGTTGTTCGGCTAGTTTTTGCTGTTCTGCTAGTTTTTGTTCGGCCAATTCTTGTTCGGCCAATTCTTGTTGTTGTTTTGCCAATTCTTGTTGGGCTAATTGTTCTGAATTATATACGAAATCATAGGCTGATTCTTCATTTAATAATGATTGTCCTTGTGCTATATTTTCCGCAAATGCATTGTTAGCATATGGATTTTGAATTTCCGGTTGCGAATTATATTGAGGATTAAGTGCAACATCATCTTTAGCTAATAACAACCAGGTTCCAATCATCATAGTTCCTGATGCTAGTATTCGCGTTGCAGGATCGAGCTCTTTAAAGGTTTCAATTACAGTTGTTGCTACCTCTTCTATTAGACCCGATCTAAGCCAATGCGACCATAAAACCTCAGTTGTTATCGTCTGTACGGTAGTTCCCATGTATCCTGAGATTACTACAGCTGATGCTCCTGCTGCTGCTACTACCGTACCTCTAAACTCTTTTGCAATTTCTAAGGCTCCAACAGCGGTAGCAAGAGTCGTGAGATCGGCACTATTTTCACCGTTAACCGGGGTTTTAGATGCAAGTTTTACGTATAGCGGTTTTTTTAGAATTGGCGGATTCGATGAAAAAACCTGGTCTTGTGTAGGAAGACCATTATTTGGTCCCTGTGAACCAATACCATTATTTGGTCCCTGTGAACCAATACCATTATTTGGTCCCTGTGAACCAATACCATTATTTGGTCCCTGTGAAAAAATATTTGGTCCCTGTAAATCAGTACCAGTAATTGGTCCCTGTAAACCAGTACCAGTAATTGATTGCTGTAAACCAGTACCAGTATTTGATGCAAAAAAACTTGCCAAAGCATTTATAGGTGCCCAACCTATCCCACCCATAATTTTTGATGGATGATTATTTTTAATCATCGCACTAACTATTTTCATAAACAATCCATCAACCCCTGTTAATGTTTGTATATTGGGCGAAATATAAAACAAATCAATTCTATTACCATTAAACTGAATACTATCTGTAATATCCTTTAAAAAACTATCTTGTTTAATCTTAGAATATTCTAAAAATGTTGTGTCAATATTTGGATATGTTGAATTTTTATTAATCTTCAAGTTTGGTTCAATTTTGATTATGAAATTATACATATCATAAAAGTATTCGAATGTGAATTTTTTTATATTCGAATCCAATATATTAAGTTTTTTAAAATTTTTATTATTACGTGTAAACGTTGCAGTATGTTCTAAACATTCGTTGATAATATTAGTAAATTTTCGTATTAAATCCCTCTCATTATCATCATTAAATTTTTGTATAAATATACCCTTTACAATTTGTATTAATCCGTGATCGTCCGCAGCAGCAGATTCAGATGAGATTGATTTTTGTATATATTTTTTTAAATCCCTCGGTATTATTGCTAAAGAATAAAAACTGACGTCAAGTGTTTTATAAAAGAAAAGATTAATTAAATTGTATAATTTAGCTTCTGTATCTGTATTTATAGTCGAAGGAGTTTGAGCAAATTTACAAATTAATATAAATATTAGTAGACATTGTGTTTGTAATAGTTTAGCCATAATGTCTTGATTATGACTTTTCATTTCATTTGAATTATTCGGCATTTATATATATGTATAAGTATATATAAATATCGAATAATTCAATGTCAAAAGCTGAAATATTATTATTGGAAAATTCAAATAGATTAGATAATCTCAATAAAATCAGACAACAAACAATTGATACCAAAGTAAACGATGCCGCTGAAAAAATAATCGCTGAAAAAAAAATCGCTGACAAAATAGCCGCTGAAAAAATAATCGCTGAAAAAATAATCGCTGACAAAATAGCCGCTGAAAAAATAATCGCTGAAAAAATAACCGCTGACAAAATAACCGCTGACAAAGCAGAAGAGGAAATTAAAAAAAAAAATGAAAACGTGCTCGAGCTCATACGTCAAGATGAAGAGAAAAGTATGAGCGAAAATGATAAATCGTACGATGAAAAAGAGTTGATTGCTAAGAAGGTGGAGGAGTTGATTGCTAAGAAGGCGAAGGCGGAGGCGGAGGAGTTGATTGCTAAGAAGGCGAAGGCGGAGGAGTTGATTGCTAAGAAGGCGAAGGCGGAGGCGGAGGCGAGGGCGGAGGCGTGGGTAGCGGAGATTCGGCAGAATGCATTGACTAAACAAAAGCCATTGATATTGAGGCTGATAAAAAAGTTCAACCTGGTAGTCGTGCACGACCAACATAATTGGCGATTACGCACAGATGATACACATGATGAAAACAAAAAAATATATTATATTACATTAAAATCAAATGAAAAAGAAAACACCAATTATCCGTATATCCCAACAGTATTAACATTTACAATCAATCTCGAAAAAATAGATGGTTCATATGAAAATATAGATAACAAAATAATAGAATATTTCAATGAAAAAAAAAGTAAAATAATGGAATCCATAACCAAAAATATTGGTACCAATAAAAAAGAAAAAATAATCAAAAAAGAAGAAGAAGAAGAAAAGGAGAAAGGAGAAGAAATAAACAAAGGAGAAGAAATAAACAAAGAAGAAATAATCAAAATAATCGATGAAATAAAATCTAACGATTTAATCCCATTTAAACAAGAATTATATGTAATGATACAAGATGCGTTTTTAAGTTTACAAAATTATAGTGAAAAACATAAGGTTTTTAGTATTATGAAGAACCCAAACAATAAAAACAAATATATATTGGAACCAAATGACTATGGCTCTGGAATCACTCTAAATTTTGAAGATACATTTCGACAAATGACAATAGCCAGTAATGGCGAATTACCCGAAGATGAAGCTGACTTAGGCGGGGGGGGGGTCGTAAAACTACCTATAACATATAATACAGATGTATGTAATAGTGCAGAAAATTCCAGCTACACAGTCGAAAATATTAATATATGTGAAATAATTGAACAAATAATGAAAACTCATTTTCAAATACCAGAAACACCAATTAATGAAGAAAAATATTACCACGGTCGTCCTATAAATGATCGTCCTATAAATGAGGGGAACCACCCTGTTTTAAAACAATTTAAACAACTACAAGAATTCATCGAATCGGAAACTAAAACACATTTCGAAGAAATTAATAATGATATCAACAAAAAATTTATTGAAATGAAAAAAGAAATTTTGAATGACACTATTCTTCTGTTAACAAAAGAAATAAATAAAAATAACACGTCTGAAAAAAAGATTCAAACAATTACAAATGATCCACACACCAAAGAAAACGATAGAGAAACCGCTCAATGGTATGCCTGGTTAGCAATAGTAATGACGGTGTTTATTTTAATGATTTTGTTTTTCTATACTGATCAAACAACAACTTTATGGAATTTTGTAATGGGAAATGAAGTTAAGTCAGAAAATATTAATTCAGAAAATATTAATTCCGTAGACAAAGTCGGTTGTTCATATGGCAAATATACCGCAAACCCTCTTTCAATTTGTTCGTTAAATGAGCATGCGGCTCAAGGTCTTAGAGAAGCAGGTTCTTATCTTTTGGATAAATCAGGACAAGCAGGTTCTTATCTTTTTGATAAATCAGGACAAGCAGGTTCTTATATTTTGGATAAATCAGGACAAGCAATTGCAAAAATAGGAGATTCGATCCCCGATAAATTGTATAAAACTTCAATGCGAATGATGCAATTATCTATGTATGTCGGAATTTTTTATTATGCAACTATATTTATCAAAATGATACATAATCAATATGAGTTTCTAGCTATGAAATATGTTAAATTCCGTAATAATAAAACTAATATTATTAATGAACTAAAAAAAAACATAATTTCATTAGATCGCCAGTCGATATTGAATGATTTGACTAGTAGCCTAGAACAAACGTTAAATAAAGTGAATTTAAACCCTATGAATTCAATATCTGGCGGGCAACCTCGTTCGGACATTCATAATTTGTCCAATCCGAATCCGTTAGATGTAGGTGAGCGACCTAACTCCGTGTACCAAGGTACATTGAATCTCAAAGATATAGACTTGAATCTCAAAAATATAGACAACCAAATCATTTATAATCTCGAAAAACACATGGATAAACTAATAAATTCGTCAAACAATACATCAGACAAAAACGAATTATTTAAATATAAAACCCATTATATGAATACGTTTAAAATGTTTTGCAAAATATTAATTGATTTTACTAATTCAATAATAAACGGTGAAAAAATTTACGAAAGCCCTTTTTTTCATTCGGTATTTAGTTTGGTAGTTGATAATATATTTTTAAATAGAAAAATCGCTGAAAAATTGGGATTAAACCTCCGTATTTTACGCAATACAAGTGTACAACAGATATTGGGAGGAAAACGTAAGGGGTCTCATAATTATGGAAATGTTAGATCCCAAAAGTATTCGAAGAAGCTAATTCCAAAGAAGAAGTCGAAGAAGCTAATTCCAAAGAAGAAGTCGAAGAAGCTAATTCCAAAGAAGAATTTAACTTCAAAAACAAAAAAGACAAATAAAACTAAACGGAAAATATGATTTTGGATATTTGGAGCGAGCCGGAGCTGAAAGAAAAGCTATGATTTACCGGAATTATTATTTATTTTATGATATATTACAGTATCATAAAATGATAAACTCCTTCAGAGTTTACACGGAAAACTGCGCTTCGCTTCATCTACATTTTCCTTAAGAGCCGGAACATAATAAACATTAAGCGTTTGTAAGTGAACTGAACATCCGCATTTTGATCAATTATGATCAAGCTTTACCAAGCAAACATTATTTGACAATGGCAGATTTCGAATATATTGGCTCGTATTCGACTGATCATCCGATGCGACAACTTCGATTTTAGGCACTCGTTTTTTCGCAGATCGATGTTCGTATCCCGTTTCGCGTTCTGTCAATATCGTCTTCCACGCCTCATCAATTTTCGGAACCGCCGCTGAAAACCATTCGCGATTTCGCTCAATCAACACGCACGAATAATTATCCAAATACCAATATATAGTGCTATATAATGTATATTCGCGTTTCAAATATAGACATTTGCCACGAATCCACTGAACGATCGATTCCTCGGTAATCGGTTTGAATAATGGCATATATTCATAATGAGGGGCATTCGAATAATTTGGCACGCCACCAATACTAACTCTTTCCACAAAATATAAAATAATGCCGCGATGTTCCCGCGATTCGTCCCTATAAAATGCAGATTCGTCCTCGTATTCTTTAAATTGTGTCTCAATAAAATCGCATTCGTCCAAATCACACGTTTCCATTTGAATTTGTGTTTGTATCCAATATATTTCTTTGGGAATTCCGTTCAATTCGCGATTTACCACATTCTTCACCTCGACCATTCGACCATATCGGTCTGACTGACTATCGACATTTATTCCATCCGGTGATGCACCAATAAACGGATATGTCGAATGGCGGATACATCCATAATCCGCGACTTTTGTACCATACATTTTTTCATACAACATCAATGTAATAGGTTCAT